GTGCAAGGAGGGTCAACTCGTTTGAGAGATCCTCACGGTTGCTGATTGCAGAACCTTGACCCGTGCGGGCCGCAGGTGCATTGGGCGAATAAGTGGTTGAGATAGGCATATTATTGTTTTCTATTTAAATTATTTATACTTAGCGATTCGGGCTGAGATCCAGTCATCTACTGATTGCGATTCTTCGAACTTGCTGTATGCCTCTGCTGCTTTCCTTGGCTTGGAGGTTCTCATGTTAACTGCAGAAGCTCCCGTTGGTGATGAGGATGGATTTATCTTCAACTTACTTCCAACTGCTGCCACGTTAATACGAGGTTTGCCCTTGCCATAGATAGAGTTTGCGGCGTGTGCTAGAAGGTATTCTAGCTGGTAGCCAAGTTCTGGAATCTGACTTTTTACCTGTTGAGCGATTGGGTCTTGCATCATTGCTTGGAACCTAGATCCAACCTCAGACTCTGGGTCTAAGATGTCGGGGACTTCGTTCTTTGCTGCTGCTGAATACTGCTCTTCCATTTGAGCTAATTGCTGTATCTTAGCAATCTGTCTCTCTTGGGCTGGGATGAACTTTGTAAGTGACTCCCGAGCGTTACGGTTTGCCTTTCTGATTTCCCTTTTGGTGAACTCACGCTCTCCGACGGTAATGATATCGTCCGGACCGTAATCTTCATGCTCCTCAAGGATAGCGTCAGTATCATCTAAGACTTGTTCAAGCTCACCATACTTAGCAAGCAACTCCTTCGGGTCAGAGATGTTCCGAAATGGATTAATATCCTGTGGAATCTCCTTCGTAGGTTTTGCTGCCGCCTGTTGTTGGAGTTTTTCCTCCAGTTGTCTCTTCTGTGCGGTTAATTCACCAACACGTTGGAGCAAGCGACTCTTGCCTTTCTTAGCCAGTTCTTGAATCTGCTCAGTCGATAAATTAAGCAAATCTAATTCAGCTTCTTCGGAACTAGCTTCCTCCTCCTCGTCGGCATACTCCGTATCATCCTCAAGTTCAGTCTCCTGATCCTCGGATTCTACTTCGGTATCCAGCTCGGATTCCTCTGCTTGTTCTTCTTGTTGCGATGCGATACCAGATCTCCGAGCAATATACTCCTCAACCGATACGTTTGACACTGGTTCTGTGACCCCAGCGATGGCCGTAGATTCTTCACTCATATATTTTAAACGCCCGTTTACGCTAGGCGGTAGCGATAGATGAGAACTGCGGAGAGAATAATTTATTGTCAAGTTACCCCCATAGACACGAAAACGCCCTAGTAGCATTTAACTACTAGGGCGAGGTAACCAACCTGAACGTATATGAGAACTTACTTCTCAGAGGTAATATCCACGAATTGTAGTATCTCGTCAAGAGTAGAAATTGATCCTGCCAATTTCATTACTTCGTTCGGGTTTTCTGCTTGACGCAGGCTGGAAATGAATGTCTGCCTCTCGTCCTCTAAGAAGGACAGGAAGACCTGAAACTCCTCGTTATTAGCGAGGATTGCAACTGCGTCTTGTAGTGTTGGGACTGGTATCATATTATTACCAATCTACTTACGTTTAGCTTTCTTTTTAGGCGTTTGACCCATCTTGATTTCAATCTCGACGTAGCCTTTGCCTTTTTTCCCTTTGCCGTATTCCTTGCTTTCGTGGCCGCAGCCATTTGTTTTGCTTTTCATAGAGTTATTTTCGTTTAGACATACCTGCTTCACTAAGAGCGATTGCTACAGCTTGTTTGCGACTCTTAACTACTGGAGCTTTCTTCGGACCTTTAGGATTAGCTCCCGAATGAAGTGTTCCAGCTTTATATTCGCTCATCACTTTACCAACTTTAGCTTGTTTTGCTGCTTTTGTTTTTGGTTTCATCATAGTATTATTTAACTGATTTACTTCCTTGGCACTTCCATTTGCGGCGTGACAAGTTGTTTGGTGAATTAGGGTCTGACTTCCAATCGCCCTTGATCTTTGCAGACCTCGCGCAATAGGAATCGCCCTTGGATGTTCCTGGCTTAATGGTCGCACCCTTCTGCCCGTATCTGACAGTTTTCTCTCTGCCGGTATCCGGGTTCTTTACCACCTTCTTGAAACGCTTTTCCATTACTTCTTCTTGGCTGTCTTAGCTGCTTGTTTGAAGTCCTTGGCAGTCGGTGCGTTCTTGCTGCCAACCTTGTTCATCTTCTCGCCGCTACCTGCTGCGATGCGTTTGCGTTTAGCATTGATATTACTATACAGTCCTTGTTTCATATTATTGTTGTTGATTCATTCCTTGTGTCTGAATTCCACCCATCTCCGCAGGTGCCGTTCCGATACGCCCGATCTGAGCGTTCTCCATCTGCTGCATCTGGAACTGGTACTGTTCCGCATACTTCTGAAGCCTTGCACCGAACGCCTCGTCACTCTGTGCGCGTTGGGCAACGTCAGGCTGCTGTGCGTATGCCTGAAGCATCTGCATAGCGATCTGTGCGCCGTTTGGTTGTGCAGGCATCTCGATACCGGCATATATCTTCGCCAAGTCGTCTGTGACCTGTTTCTGAACCTTTGCTGTAGCTTCCTCGGCAGGTTGCAGGACGTAGTCACCAAACACGGGGTCGATGCTCATGGCTGCAAACTCTAGGAACTTGTCCATGTCGATACGGCCGTTACGGTCAAACTGCACGAGACTTCCGATCTGCTTCATGCGTGACTCGGCGTTCTCTGGGTCTGCACTGAGCGAGTCGAAGGACACGCTGAACGAGTAGTTCTCATCTGGTGACCCCTTGGTCATCGTCTGCGGGTTAGGGTTGCCGGTAACTTGGAAGAAGATCTCGTCTGGTCCCATGCGCTGGAATAGCTTCCATGCGAGTCCCAGAACGTCTTTGACGTGGTCTAGATACTTGTTGACGAAGAACTGCTGACGGACTGCTGAGATAGGGCTGCTCATGTCGAGTCCTACCGCCCTGTCTGCCTGCGCGTTCATTGACATCTCGATCTCCATCGATCCGTTGTCCGGTGGTGGGATTGGTCCGAATGCGATCTCTCCAAGACGACGATACGGGACTCTGCGACCCGGACCCCAATCTGATGGCGGTCTACCTGCCGGGTGCATCAGCGGAGGAAGGGTAGCTAGGCTTGCCCTGTCGATCCGGCTGTCACGCTCTGTCTTGATCTGTAGCTGCGATCCACGGAGGATGTCGGAGAACGTCTGAACCTCATACATACGGTTCTGGTTGTAGCTCAGACGTGTCGTTACAAATGGATAGTCATCGTAGCCATTTAGCAACTCAGTCTTGGCGTATCCATCCACGTTCGGGTTAAAGACCGTGCAGTAGATGCCCTCGGCACCATCCTCGTCAATCAGACGTTGATAGGCGTAAACAAGCATCACAAGGTCTTCATCGTTGGCGATAGGAAGGTTCGTGAACCTCTTAGCCTTCTGTCCGTCGAGATAATACGAATCCTTACCGCGAAGGTCTTCGATAGCACTCCTGACCCAGTCTGCGTCCCAGCCCTCTGAGGCCACCTTCTTCTCAAGCTCTTGAGCCGTCACAAACGTCCTCCAGAAGATGTATGGTGCCTTTTGCGGGTCGATGACGTATGATGGGAAGAGAACCTCTCCATCTGGCGCACACGACTGAACGAATGGGCAGTTTACCGACATACGAGGGACAGGAATGCTTGCCTTGCCCATCTTGCGGATCTCACGCAGGAACTTGTTAACACGCTTCGCGTTCATGTGCGGAAATGCTTGGATCATCATGTCGATCAGCATCTCGTCATCGGTCGCGTTGATGATCATCTCTGCCATGTCTGGGGATACTTGTGCAAGCTCCTCCAAGGACACGTCCTGTAGGAAAGTGCGTTTCTCACGCTTCCAGCCCACATAGGTGACCATGATGCCCTTTTCGAGCAGGTAGTTGGCACCCAGTTCCATCTGATTCTTGAAGTCCGGGATATAGCTGGATTTCATCCACTTGAGGAATGAGGATACCAGTGCGGCCCTTGGGATCGATGTGGTGCTAGTTGGGAATGCCTTGATGTGGCTGCGGGTCAGTGCTTGATCTAGGATCGACACAAACGCATCTATACGCTCCCCAATGACGTTAACCTCCATGTCAGACGCACCGTCCCACGGGAAGGCATTAGAGCCATTCTTGCGTAGGTCTGTGGTCTTACCGTCCCAGATGTTGCGACGATCCTCGTAGCTGCGATTGCAGATCTCAAAGTATTCATCGAGGTCTATGAGACAGTTCTCATACGCGCCTCGTAACGTGTCGATGTCTGGTTCGTTGAACAAATAGACGAGAGACTCGTCGATAATATTTTCTGGTGATTTAGATTTCATGGATTGTAACTGTAATAAAGTTCTCCGTTTTCTTCTCGGACCGAGACTTTGACCTTCTTCTTGATGATCTTACTGGAGAATTTCTGTGGGCATTCGATTGCAATACGATTACCGTTTAGGTCGCCGTAGACGAATCGTGGGTTTCTTGCCGACTCGATGATAAATACCTCGATCTCTTCGGAATTCGTAACCGGGGTGACTAGGTGTTTCTTGAACATCCACAGTGCGTGGTCTGTCCAGTAGATGGTTGCCCCATCCTTATCCCAATCAATTCCAAATTTAAGGAACTTGTCCCGATATGCCTTAGCTTCGGAAGGTTTAACTCCGAGCTTCTCTGCAACTTCTTTCTGTTTCCAGCAATTAATATCCACCATTTCCTTGTATTGTTACTTGTGATTTCTTTGAGTCAACGTGATCTAGGTCAGCAATGGCAGCATAACGAAGCACGTCAATAGGATCTTTCCATGCCTCCTTGAGTCCTTGGTCACCCGTGTATTCTGCTAACGCTCTGATGATGTTCTCGCAGTCCTGCGATATGTAAAAGTGTGGTCTGTTTACCGAGTCTAAGGGTTTGCTTGTGTCGTAGCTCATCTTACTTAGGAGTGCCTGTAGACCCTCCTCGATCTCTAAGCCCGGTGCTGGATTGCATATGATCTCCATCTCACCCAAGTCCTCAATGATCGACGAAGCCCCGTCAGAAGCTTGGTAACGAGCTGCACCTAGCCTTGGGTCAATTAGCCTGTCAAATATCTCCTCGTCCTCCTCGTAGTTCTGGATTAGCTCCACATAGTCACGGATGCCGTATCCAAGACCCTTTGCTGCCTCTCCGGGTATCCATTTACCGCTCTTCCACTCCGCCCAGTCACCGTATTCGACGCTAGGCCATTCGCGGTAGACGTAGTAGGTTCCAGTCTCGTCTACAGCCACCCAGCACATGAACCAGTTCTTTGCCCCGGCGGGGTCGATGATTTGGTATCTCGTGACGTTCTTAGTTGGGATTTGATCCTTCGGAATTACATTTACGGCAGTATTGAACTTGGGGAACTTGGTCGCCTGAGACTTCACAGGAACTCCGTAGGCACGGATGAGGATCTCCTCCCGTGTCCTGCCTTCAAGAGCCTCCTTGATACGCTCATAGCCTCCAAATGGGTTGTCCTGAGAGTGGAAGTAGTGGATCGAAGCATTACGCTTCTTTGACCTCTGGATGTAGGGGACAAGCTCACCCTTGAGCAGTTCCGCGGGGCGGGATTCGATGGTCGTGGCACTGTCGAGATACTCCTTGATGACCTCTGTCCAGCCATCGATAGGCGTGAACGTCACGAGCATCTTAGCGTCCCTCGTGGCTAGTCGGAATCTCAGCGTATTGATAAGCTCCGGTCCGAGCAAATACTCGTCCAGCCAGACACCGATATTGTGCCACACGGGTGATCTACTGCCGAGTTCGGCACCCTCCAAGATGGTAGGGTTATTCTGATACTGAGAATACGTCTTAAAGATGATCTGTGACCCGTTTGGGAGGATTAGACTGCCATCTGTGAACCCGTTCTTCTTGGTATAACTGATGTATGCACCCGCGGATGTCTGCTTGGTCTTTAGCTCTGCCGGTAGCCAGTCGTAAACAGCACTTTGCTGCTGACGAATGGACACCTCAGATGTCTGCGCGAAACAGAAGATCTCGGAGTTTGGGTTTTCTACCGCAGCACGGACGATGGAGAATGCACCCCATTGAGTTTTGCCTGAGTTGTGCGACAAAACTCCACCGATAAAATAGTTATTGTAGATTGGAACATGGAAGTCCCAGACATCTTGGATATAATTATCCGCAGAAAAAGAAACAACAAAAAGCTCCATTGCATCGGGAGAAACCAATTTACTACCCTCAAAAGCTATTGAGATAGCTGGAATCCATCCACGATGATAACAGAAAAACTGGTGATTAGCGGTGCAGGATATTTTCGTTCCGTCCGAAAACTCAAAATGAAGCATGGCTTCTTGCTTCTCTTTTTTAAATGGTTTGCAAGCTAACGCTATAACAAAACTACACGACCCTTCATCCCACGACCATACATGAAAGCTGCTTGAAATATCTTTTACTTGAAAGTGCTTTCCTGCGATGGGGTCAAACACCTCTTGATCTCCAGCGAGACACCTGTTCCCTCCCAGTGCTACGATCTCAGTGACCTCGGATAACTGTTCCTCTGCCTTACCCCAGTGCGGTAATCGGAATCCATATCTGAATGGATCTTTATCAGCGTTCTCTATAGCCTCATGGTATATCCGATGGATATCCATAAGCTCCTCCGGCTCCATCTCCGCGATCTCATCCTCGGACGGTGGGGTCAGTATCTGGTGCGAACGCCATTTCATTCTACGTCGATGATTACGTTGGACATACGGGAGGCGATCTTAGCCTTAGCCTGTGCGATCATGATGGCAGCATCCTCGATAGATGCCCCCTTACGATGCTCGATCACCACGCCTGCCATGCCAGCAAGCTGCGTAGCCTTATCCGTCATAATGCCCACTGTGAGGGCCAGACGGTCGGGTGAGATGTTCTTGAGTTGATCTGGATCGTCAGCAAGCTGCTCTGCCTTCTGGAACAGCAAATCGGTGTATTCCTCGGCCGCGATAGCATACTTGCGAGAGAAGTCCTTGCGCTTGGTCTCTAGGGTGTCCTCGTGCCTCCATTCGAGGCTTCTGATGGTCTTCCTGTCGATCCCAGTCTCCTTTGCTATGGCACAGTAGCTACGACCCTGTGCAAGCAGCCAGAGAGCCTTTGCAGCCCCTTCTGGGTTCCAATACTCAACACGCTTACGGTCTCCGTGTGCCTTAGCCCTTTCGAGGACTTCTGCGAACCATTCAGGTGATTGAACCTCAACCACTTTGTCGTTTTTATTGCTCATTAGAGATAAGTT